CGTTTCTTCGGACGGTCCCAGATCAAGTACAAATTTGGATGTCTTATGTAGTACCGACCAAATGGTGGTTGGATATATTTGCACCAGGAACAAAGTTTTATGATTGGATTGATGAAGTTAATACTTTAGATTCGCATGCATATACTGTGAAAGCAGCATATGATCATGTGATTCAGCAGAAGATATTAACATTATATAATACTGGACAGGAATTATTGAAGGAGTGTACCACCCGAGGTACAAAAGTTGCACAAGTTTACAAATTACTCGAATCATCGTTCAAGAAGATCGATGGCTTGTATAAGATAGTAGACATGTCAGCATTGAATCGAGGAGGAAGAAGAGTACCTTTTGTTATTTATATTTATGGACAATCCGGACAAGGAAAGTCTTTTTTGATGACAGTTTTACCAGCGATTTTAGCAGGTTGCCCGCCTGATACACCTAATTTGGCATGGGCTAGAAACCCAGGATGTCAACATTGGGATGGATATACAGGACAATTTGCAGTGAAGTATGATGATTTTGGAGCTCTTGTGAATGCAGGTCAGAACGGACCTGGAGACATAGGAGAGATGATGATGATAGTTTCAAACGAACAAATGCGAATACCAATGGCAGCTTTAGAAGATAAAGGAGAAGTTTTCAGATCACAAGTTGTGGTTTGTTCTTCGAATGTAGCTTATATTGCCGCTAATGAAATGCGAGATCCTCAAGCTTTATATAGACGTAGACATGCGTTTTATGAAGTGAGAGTTAAACAACAATATCGAAAACAAGGAAGTTTAGAAGTAGACCCAGCACTTATACCAGATGATTATTCACATTGGGAATTTATTGAACGACATAATTTTGATCAAAATTGGCGTGGAAACACGATCAATTATCAACAATTTATTCGAGAGATAAAGGAAAAATACAGGAAACATATTGCACAACAACAACAAGCTTCAGTGAATTATGAAACGATGATAGCTGCAGCTAATCTTGAACCCGCAAGGGCTGAAGGATTAGCTGAAGATTTTCATCAATTTATGAATTTGAGTAATACCTTTGAAACGAGAGGACAAAGAAATTTGTTCACTCAGGAAGAAGGTGCTAAATTTTATCAAGCTTTGCAAGAAATTGATAGAAGAGCAGCGAAACCATCTTGGTATGATGCTTTAATGGCGGTTTTACCGCTTGCAAGTATCGTAGCAGGAACAATTGGAATAGTTTATGGAATGCGTAAGATTTATCAGAAAAGTTCTGAGCGTAAAGCGAAGAATTTGGAAGAGAAAACGAACGCACAACGAAAAGAAATTGCTATGACAGTACGTGATTTGTTGAAACATCCCCGAGTTGTAAAGTTAACAGCTGAAGGACGATGGGATGGTTTATACAATAGGCTAAGAAATTCAACGCCAGAAATGGTTGAGATATTTAGTGATGCTATGGACAGTTGCGAGGATTTTAGTAATTTGACAGATACAGAAGTCGAAGAGATAGTGGATAGGACCTTACGTAGTCCAAAAATTAAGAAATTTTTGGCAGCGGAGGGTGTTTATTCAGGACATCATATGAGAACACAACAACGAATGAATCAAATTAAACCAGTTATTATGCCGCCAGCTCCATTGCAAGCAGAAGGTTGTATAGACCAGAATGCTATGGAGGTGACAAATAATAAATTGGTTCCTCATTTAGGACGAATTAATGTTGAAGATTATGAATTAGTATGCACAATGATTGGAGGACGTGTTGTTTTAACAGTCTATCATCTTTTCTGTAATAGAGAAGGAGAGAGACATAAAGAAGGAACACCGATAACAGTTAAAGTAGGAACATCTATTTTTAGAAGTGCATTTGATCCATCGAAGTTAGTTAAAATTGGCCAAGATGTTGTACTTTATGAAATGGACGCTTGTTTACCAGTTTATACGAATATTGCAAAACATTTTATGACAGAACAAGGACTCGAAAATGCCACGGAGTTTCCAGCTCTTATGGCAACAGTAGATAGAACCATGATACCGATAGTTTATAGGATTGAATCTAAAGTTAAACGAAATGATTTAGCTTTCTTTTATTCTGCGGATATGCAGAAGGAAAGCAAGTATTGGGACGACCCTAAAAGTCGACCTGATATAATCAGTAAGTTTAATCCGGATTCAGATTTTCCTATTGCACAAGCGACAGCATGGTCATACAGAACCGATACATTCCCCGGAATGTGTGGGTCCTGTGTGGTAATGCTAGACAAATTTGCAGCACGGAAAATAGTGGGCATTCATGCTGCTGGTGGAAACACTGGTGACGGAATAGCTCAAATTGTGACGGAAGAAATGATTAATCGAGGATTGCGAGTTTTAGGTTTTAACCTACAACCTGCTTATCCGAAAGTTGATCTTAATAATACCGATTTAGGATTTGTACAAGCTCA